AAATTCGGCGCGGGAACGACATGATCCTGTTATGATCGGAATTGCCAATGCGGTGGAATTACTATCGTGAGATAGCTGGCCGTATGCAAAGGGACCTGAGCATGTCCATGTAAACTGCTCTCCATGACTTTTGATTACGATTATTCGCGGGATATGTTCTTCCACAGAGCCGTGTCTAAGACATCTCTGGATGATAAGTGGACGACGCCGAAGACCTTCTTTGCGGAAATCTCAAAAGAATTCACCTTTGATCTAGATGCGGCGGCGGTAGCTTCTTCTGCTTTATGTGACAACTGGTATGGTCCAGATCATCCCGAACCTATTCGGCGCGATGCCTTCTTAAACGATTGGTGCCAAGATGGCAAGACAATATGGCTTAACCCTCCATACGGACGGACAATGAAGCAATGGCTCTCCAAAGCCGATCTAGAAGCTTCCCACGGGGCAACTGTGGTATGCCTTATTCCCGCACGAACAGATACCAGTTGGTGGCACGACTACTGCATGAAGCATGAGTACCGCCTCATACGTGGACGCCTTAAGTTCAATGAGGGCAAGGATGACGCACCTTTCGCCTCCGCACTTGTGATCATGCGCTAACGGTGTATTACATAGAAAAAAATCGTCAGAGCTTAGTTATACTTTTTACACGGGGATGAAATGGTGTCGATTGCTAGAAAGACCGCTCGTCGGTACTAGTAAGACCCCAGTTCGATTCTGGGCATCTCCACTTAAGCACTTTTAACGCCTTAGCAAATGCCACACTTCTGCTCGTGCGTTTTACACAGTGGCTTCTAGATCTTGAAGATGAGGACGGGGTGCTTCATCAATTCTATAAAGTCGTCTATTCTGACATTAATAACGGGTGCGCCTCCTCTAAGTTTGATGCCCTCGCTTGGAAGAAACATTTTCGTGAGAAACACGCCGATAGCGCTGATCAACTAATAGAACTCTTATCGCTAGCATATGCCCACTATGCAATGAAAGCAGATGAGAAATGAGGCACACTTATGGAGTACGACGAACCGTTTGAAGGGTTTGGTCCACTTATGGCAAAAGACAGAGCGCGAGATCCTAACCGCGTATTTAAGAACGATGATGTCATTGACTTCACTCGTACCAAGAAGCTTAAAGAGATGCGTACCGAGATGTTCGGAGATCCCCGCGTCATCCCCGTCCCTGTCCGTCCTCTAACAAAAGCGGAGATCGCAGAGCGTCTTAACGCCAAAAGGATTGCTGGCCCTGACTGGGAGCACTAATGGCTCGTAGACACTTTAGCGAACTATATAAAAACCCCATTAATAACTGGCATAACTACCATGAAACACCTAGGGGTAAAGTAGAGCAGAAAGTTGAACTCTTTTGTGAGAAACTAAAGTACGCATTTCTTTGGAATTTAAGGAGAAAAAAACGTGGCGAAGACAGAAGCTTGGACACGAAAAGAAGGTAAGAACGCTAAAGGCGGTCTTAATGAAAAAGGACGCAAGTCTTACGAAAGAGCTAACCCAGGATCTGACCTTAAGCCACCAGTAAAGCGTGAGCAAGCAAAGAAATCTCCAAAGTCTGCTGCTCGTCGCAAATCATTCTGCTCTCGTATGGAGGGTATGAAAAAGAAAAATACTTCTTCTAAAACAGCTAAAGATCCAAATTCAAGAATTAACAAATCGCTTCGAGCTTGGGATTGCTAAATGCCAGAAAGAGGAGCGCAGTTTTCTGATAGCGATGACGAATATCGTCTTCCTAATGATGAAAAGCCAAAACCAGTCAAATGGACACGCGAGACTGGCGAGCTATCAGTTCACCTCCCACGACGTTATCAATTACCTACCACTATGTCGGTAGAAGATTATTATGCACAAGGCGGATATCAATACGGAAAAAGAAAGAAAAAGAAATGAGTAGCGGAAAGCTTAAGACACATCATGGATTTAATAAGACACAGATCAAAGATGGTTGGATCGTGCGTCTTCGTAAAGATGGAACCATCAAAGCTCGTCTAGAAAAGTACCCAAGGGAGAAAAAGAATGGCTAAAGCAAAACGCGTTAACAACGCTGACTGGAAAGCAAGTCAACCTAAGGTACGCAGTACTGCAAATATGCGAGCATGGGGAAAAGCAAACCCTAACTACAAAGCTAATGCTTCTAAGGCAGAAGTTGAAACTCGTAAAGAGCCAACCACCATGACTCGCGCAAACACCCCTGCACGAGAGAAGCAAGTTAAAAAGTGGCAAGCCGCTCGTCCTGTATCAGGTAAAGGAAAGTCAAAGTCAGACTCAGAAAAGGCAGAGCGTCGCGCCAAGATGGTTGACTGGGCTAAGTGGAATCCAAATCGCGCTTCTAACGCCCGTCGAGCTAGGAAGAAGTAATGCCTAAAGATCCGGCTGTTGGTCGGAGCCGAGCTGAACGCGCTTTCGGTCCTGATAAAAAAACAAAGAAAAAGAAGCCCGCAAAAGCCAAAGATGTAAGAAATAAGAATGTGGGTCAGTTTTCGGGTCCACGACCAAGCTATGTTCCGTACAATGTATCTGAGCAAGCACAAGATATTCTCAATCGCTCTTTAAATAAGAAGACGAGGTAGCCGTGGCCGAAAATCCTCTTAAAAAGGTTGGGCGTTTCATCACAGATGAAATGCTTGGCGTAGACGATTTCGGTCGTGTTTTTACAAAAGCCGCTGAAGGCGATGTTACTGGCGCACTAAAATCAGCTGGCGCAGGTGCTCTTGAATTAGGCTCTACTATTTTTACTGGTGGTGCCGGCACTGTTGTTAAACAAGGTGCAAAGGCTGGCGTTAAAGCTGCTGCTAAACAAGGAGCAAAAGAAGTTGTTGAATCTAGTGTTAGAAGCGGTACTGTAAAGGGCGCCCCCGGTCCATCCGATCTTATGGGATCTCAATTCAGAGGTCCAGCAGTTAAACCTGCTACTCCAGTAAAACCGCCAGCTACAAAACCACAACCTTGGTATCCGTCAAAGCCAGCAGAAAAACCTAATGATCTTCCTGGTGCTCCTGGTTATCCACGACCAAAGCCAGTCACACCAACTCCTAAACCTATTCCAAAACCAGCGCCAGCTCCTAAGCCAGCACCAGCTCCCGCTCCTAAACCTGAACCAAAACCAGCACCGGCACCAGCTCCTAAACCTGCACCAAAACCAAAAGTAAAAACAGATTCAAAAACAGCACCACTTCCAGTTCCTGCAACAAAACCGTCTATAGGAGCACAGTTTAAATCTTTACCAGGACTTGCTTTACCTGCTGCTGGTCTTGGGATCGCTGCGGGAATGTTGTTGGGCGGTAAGAAAAAAGATGAAGAACAAGGTCCTTGGAATCCGAGCGCTATCATATAACCATGGCTACTGATCGATCTAAGCACCCAGGGCGCGTATTTGCCGCGCTATCTAACGAGAAGTATCGGACTGAAGGCACTCCTTTTGGTCCAGCTGTTGGTCCATCAGAGCGTCGTCGTAATCGTAAAGAAGGCAAGAAGATAGAAAAGCTTCGTAGAAAAGATGAAAGCAATGGCTGAAACGAAGAAGTTTGGACCCTACAAAGGATCCAAACAGAACGGAGGTCGTCCTATCTACGTCTACAAGAAAAAAGTAGACGGTAAGTGGGTCACTACTTCGAAGAATAAGGCGAGAGCCGATTATGAATCGAAGAACGGAAAACTACCCCGAGGGACAGACGTTGACCATAAAGATAACAACCATAACAACGACTCAAAAGGTAACCTTAGAGCGTTGAAGCACGGAAAGAACACAGCCAAAGAGAACAAACGCAGGGCCGGAAAGAAGGAAAAATAATGGAACCGCAGACACCGCAATTTGGCAAAAAGCCAGTAGATTTTAGTAAAGCTCCTGAAGGCTTAAAAGCCCTTGAGCGTATGGTCACTCCAGCATATAAACCTGCTACTGGAAAAGAAGCGGGAAAGCCGGGTGTTACAGTAGGCATGTTTAGTTCAGATATTTATAACACCAGTACATCAGGAAAAGTTTACAAAAACAATGTGCGTAAAGTACCCGGTGGAACAGCTAGAGGAGGCGGCATTAGCGGTGGCGTCATTGGTGCTCTTGGCGGATTGGATCAAATCAAATAATGTTTCCTTCAAACCTTCAGTTCCCTAATCCAATTAACGCCGTTAAAAAAGTAGGAAACTATGTCGGCAATATTGCTCGTGAAGCTCGCGATATCCCTACGGCTCTTGGTACAGGCGCATGGGCTAGTTTTGATTTTGAAAACTCTCGCCCTGGACAGCGTCAAACTCAAGCTGACAACTCAACCCGCGCTGGCTGGAACACTAGAGCACAAATAAAAGATGTGTTTCAGGCAATTGGTGGAGACACTAGCGGCAAGCGTTCAGATCAATACAACGCTAAAGGCAACTATGTCTCAGGATCAAAACTAACTAAAAAGAAATGATCCCAAGCCAGTCGCAGTTTGACTTAAAACCTAAAAAGCCACAGTTTGGATCGGCTAAGATCCAGCCGTCTGGAATCAATAATACATCAACAGCTTCTATGTCCCCTTCCGCTCCCACACCCAAATCTACGCCTCAAGTCCCGTATCAAAAAGATGACTTGCCGGGAGTTCTAAGTAACTGGTAACACCTGATACACTCCGGTTATGGCACAAATGACTGGAGTTAGTCTCTTTGCAGGTGTAGGCGGTTTTGATCTAGCCATGGAAAAACATGGCGTTAAAGTCGTTGCTACATGCGAAATTGATAAAAATGCAAGCAAAATATTGGCGCAACATTTCCCAAATGCTAAGTTATTTAGCGATGTTCAGGAGGTAACAGGTGAGCAACTCATACGAGCTGGATTTGAACCTAGAAACGGAATCATTACCGGCGGATTTCCCTGCCAAGACTTATCCGTGGCTGGAAGACGCGCTGGCTTGGCTGGCGAACGCAGCGGGCTTTTCTGGGAAATTGCCAGACTTATTCAAGAAACAGAAACGGAATGGTTCATCCTTGAAAATGTCCCCGGTCTACTTTCTTCGAACAAAGGAAAAGACATGGGAATCGTCATTGGAACGTTGGCCGACCTCGGGTATAGCGTCGCCTGGCGTGTGCTTGACGCTCAATACTTTGGAGTACCCCAACGACGGAGGCGTGTCTTCATCGTTGGCAGACGTAATCCAGACGGAACCAGTGTTGGAAAAGTTTTATTTGAGCCCGAAAGCTTGCGCGGGAATTCTTCGCAGAGCGGAACGCAGGGGGAAGACACTTCCACCAGTTCTAAGAGAAGCACTTCAAAGTCAAGTGAAGGATCTAGAGATCGAATAGCTCGTATGCGTGGCTTTGGAGATTACGAAATTGATGAGAAAGCCAGTGCATTAAAAGCAAGAGATTGGAAAGACGCTACTGATCTTGTGTATCCAGAAGGTGTTGTTGGAACGATCACAACAGCCTTTGGAGCAAAGAACTACTCTAACCATCAAGAGCTGATGGAAGGAAGCGTTGTAGTCTTTGACAAATGAGTTTTTTGTTAAAAATCGTAGGGCTCAAAACGATGATGATTATGAGTCTTGGGCTTCAACTACTGTGGCCGCTACTCTTAACGGCTTTGATAATACTGGTTCAGTAAGGGCGACTACTTTGATCATATTTTATGGTAATCGAGTAGATGATGTGCGGTTTCAAAAAGATGTAATCAACACCCTACAAGCAAGAATGGGCACTGGTGGCAACAATATGCCTATGGTTCTCATTGAGGAGACAGATATGCAAAAGGATCAAAACATAGTTGGTACCTTACAGGCGCGAGACTACAAAGGCGTTGGCAATCAATATGTTGAAGAAAACAAGCTGGTAGTCGCCTATGATGAGTACAACGACACTGTAGCGGAGACGCACCAGACTCTACGGGCTGGTACAAAGCAGTCCACAGGAGTGATAGAGTCTCTTGCGTTCCATATTAAACAAACGCCTGTGAGCGGGGCTGTAAGCCCAGCTTTAGGCACTACCTCAGAAGGGATGGGCTATATGTCCGCTAAATCAACGGTACGACGCCTTACACCTACTGAATGCGAGCGCTTACAGGGTTTTCCAGATGGATGGACAGAAGGGCAGTCAGATAGCTCTAGATACAAGCAAATGGGCAATGCCGTGGCAGTTCCTGTTGTTGAATGGCTTATTGGCAGACTTGTAACTGAGCATATGGAATCATAGTTGCATGCCACGCAATAATGAAGATTTTAATGAAGGCGGGACTACTATTGATGTAGGCGCCGAAGGTATCCATAAGATGGATAAAACAGGTGTGTCAAAAGTAGATGTAAAAACTGGAAAAGGCTTGTTTATACCCTTTACCATGACGAGCAGAAGCAATCCAGAAATCTCGTTTTCCGGATCTCATATTGGAGAAGAAGCCTATAACCAAATGGCTGAGCGTCATGGAGAAAAGTGGGATATTCGCCGTCATGATCAATAAAACTTTAGATAGAGAACTAACTGCATTAGATCGATGCGATTCTTGCTCAGCAGCAGCAAAAGTGGTAGCTAAGTTTTTAAACGGTGAGTTAATGTTTTGCGGTCATCACGCAAGAGAAAAAGAAAGTAATTTAATAGCAAAGGCTATTGAAATATACGATCCAGAAAGTGTAATGCTTGCTCTAGAATAGTAATGAGCTAGAGGAGAGAGCCATAGTTAATCTGCGTTTATTCGCAGCACTAAACGGATCTTTACAACGAATATACTTTATAGCAGGAGCCATATTTATTTATGGACTTCTTACAGTGTCGCATGCCTATGCGGAGGAGACTACTCCTTCCACACCGTCTTCGAGCGAAGCGACTCCAGCTCCATCTCCAAGTCCAGAACCCTCTGCTTCAACTTCGGACCCTCAACCCGCCAATACGACATATTCTGCTGAGGCAAGTCCATCCCCGACCACGAGTCCTTCTCCAACTTCTGATTCATCCGCTTCAAGTCCGACTCCTGCGCCTGAACCTTCGCCTTCGCCCACTTCAAGTCCTCAACCAACTTCGGAACCGTCACCTTCTCCAACACCCGAAGCTTCGCCAACAACGGCTCCCTCGTCTGAATCCACCCAACAATCCACCCAGACAGAAACGACAACAACGGGAACCCAACCAACCACCACTGATTCTCCAACGGTAACCTCCGTTCAAGCAAAAATAGAGACAGCAACTGTAACACTAAACACTGCTGTTGAAAACGCAAGTCCAGCTCAACAATCTGCTGCTGCTCCAGAAGTTCAAGCTGCTCAAGTTGCGATCACTGCCGCGGAGTCCGCTACTGCTGTGGCTGTAGTCGTACAGGCTGCTGTAGAGTCTCAAACAGTTGTAGTAGCAACTGCTACGACTGCGGTTGAGTCAGCTACTGCAACTGTAGCAACAGCAACTGCTGCGGTTGCTACTCAGCAAACAGTAGTTACTCAAGAAACTAATACGCTAACCGCTTTACAAAATACCCCAGCGGATAGTAAAACATACACAACTGCTGGTTATGTAGCACCAGCCCCAGTAGACACGCCAACCGTTACTACCACCACCTTGCCCGTCATGTACGACGCGGCAACTAAGATCCAAACCCCATTTGATATAAAGATGGGCAATACCGTATACGAGGGTCAGGGCGCAAACAGCCAGATCTATGTAACCTCTAAAGCAACAATTACCTTTGGCACTGGTGACTTTAACTGGTGGGATTTCCCTAACGGCCCAAGCATCTCTGTCTTTGCCAGCGATTATCAAAACGCTGGACCTGGAGCATCTACAGTTGTTACTACAACAGACACTACGCTAGAGGTTGATTGGAATCTTCATCGATTTGGGGATGCAAATGGTCCGATCACCACCGTTAATTGGAAGATGACAGTTAACCCAGAAACAGGCGAGTGGACTGGTGCGGGAACTATTTCCGGAAATACCACTAATCTTTGGAACGGACCTCGTACAGGTGTGCGTGAGACCGCAGGTCAGCCTGTACAACAGATGACTAATGTAACTAATGAGACATTGACTGCTCAGATCTCAACACAAACAACTGTAGTGGCCACAGAAACTGCGGAATTAAACACCCTTACAGCAGCCAAAACAACAGCTGAACAAAACCTAACAACTGCTCAAACTACTTTAACAACAGAGCAAGCTACTTTAACAACCGCTCAAGAAACTTTAACTACTGCGGTAACAACCGCAAATCAGTTGGCAGACACAGCAACAGCAACTGTTGCAACTGCTGTTACAGCTCTTCAAACTCCTGTTCAGTCCGCGCCCGCTCCATCACCTGAGCCCACTCCGACTCCCACACCCACACCACAACCAGAGCCGCAACCACAGCCAGAGCCAACCCCACAACCAGTCCAACCAGAAAACCCAACACCTACTACTCCTTCTGAGCCTGTTCAGCCCGTGCAACCGCAACCTGTTGATCCTGTGCCTCCGACTCAGCCAACCGAACCATCAACTCCTGGTGTTCCGGATCAACCAACATCTCCTGTAGAGCCTGTTGAACCGCCGGTCGAACCTGAGACCGAAGATCCTGCTGAAGAACCTGAATCTCCTCAAGAGCCTGTCGAAGAACCTTCTGAAGAAGAAACACAAAGTCCGGAAGAAAATCCGTCGGAAACTCTTCCAGATGACACTCAACCAGACAGTCTAGACGATTCTGACAATCCCGAAGATCTTCCTGAAGACGATACAGATCAACCCACAGACTCATCTGAACCTACAGACTCAACAGAAGAACCACAGCCCACAGAGCCAGAGTCACCAGAAACAGAAAACGAACAAACAGACGAAAGCGACGAGTCTCAGACTGAGAGTAGTACTGAAGAATCAGAACAGCCACAGTCAGAAGAACAAGAGCAAAATAATCAGTTGGAAGAAACATCCTCAGATAGTACACCATCGGTTACAGAAGCTGTCAATGACGCTCTAGCCGACGGCAAACTGACCGCTGAAGAAAAAGAAGTTGTTGTTACTGCGATCCTTGAAGAGCTAAAGCCGGGAGAGGCAGTGAGCGCAGAAACACTCAAAGAGGCTGGTATTTCTTATGCTGACCTCCCTCCAGCCACCCCAGTTGATGTTAGAACTGACGAAGACGGAAATCCCGTTATTATTGAAGCAGAAGTTGCTGCGGCTCTAGTTTTGTTAGAGAACCCCGCAGAGATGCTCGGCGCAATATTTGAAGACCCAGGTCAGGTATTAACCGCACTAGGAAGCATAGGTGCGGATATGTCTGAAGAAGAGCGCGAAGAATCCGAAAAAATAGTTGTTGCTGCTGTTATTGCAGGTCAAGCGGCAGTTAACGCTGCCACTATGGCCGCTGCCGCTACTGCGACCACCACTACAGGTGGATCAACAGGAGGCGGAAGTTCTGGAGGCGGCGGGGCTTCTGGAGGAAGTTCCAAAGGAACTAGAGGAAGGGAAAGATGGTAAAGCTACTTAAGGACATGGTTGACCAACTATGGACACTCCTAGGCATGTTCATTGCTTGGGTCGTTCTTGATGGTAGTGCAAAAACAGTCGTTGGTTATGCGATTATCGGAACGCTTGTTGCGTGGGCGATCACATATCCATTGAGAAACCCTAAGGAAGAAGACTAATGAAATCACTTGGAAATATCATATTAAGAATCGTCGCTACCTTCGCTGCTAGCGGTCTTTCTGTAATCGGTGCCGGAGCTATTGCTGGCGTAGATACTATTACAGCCGTAACTGTCGCTGGTCTTACAGCCGTTGCTGCGGTTGTTGAGAAGCTTGCTCGTGGCTTTATGAATGACGGCAAGTTAGATCTTGATGAGATCAATGCCGCCTTTGCCGCTGTTGATACTAAGGCTAAGAGCGCTGCTGATCTACAAGTTGAGGCTAAGCAAAATGGTCACGACATCTTGGTAAAAGCTGCTGGAGGAACTGCGGTTGTTGCCGCAGCAGAAGTTGTTTCTACCTCTCCACAGCCTGAAAAGCACGATCCAGACGAGAACTGGTAATCCTTGGCGGGGGCGCGGTAATCGCGCCCCTTTAGCCGTTTTATAACCAAGAAAGAATCTAGAATCAGATTATGGCAGCAGACGAAGTAGGAACAGCTAGAACCATTGGTAGCCTTATTGGCAAGAGCACTGGTGGAATTTCAGGAACATTAAACAAGGCTGCAAAGAAAAAGGGCAAAGCTAATAAAGCTGCAAAAGGATCTAAGCCAGAAGTTCTTACAGGTACTGTAATTGAGCCTGATCCAGTAAGCCCTGTTGCTAAAGAACCAGAGATTTACGACGCTGAAATTGTTTCTCCAAAAGAAATTACACAAGGACCTCGTGCTTTGCCCGGTGGTCGGCGTTGGGAAGAGTTTAAAACCTATGTTGAAAAGACTCGACACCTTCCTGCTGTAAACCTTGACGAGTTTAACAAGTAGGCAAAAATGCCTAAAAAACTACCTCTGTCTAAAACTACAGAGCAAGCTCGAGCTTTATCTAAAAAAGTAGGATCCACTAGATCCGGCAGGGATGCCTTAACCAGAGTGTGGGGTAGACCTGTTAAAGGAATTGATACTCAAGGACGACAGTGGCGTCGGTGGTCTCCATGAAGAAAAAACCTAAAAAGGCAAAAAAGGTTGTAATAAACGACACTAGATTTGGTAGAAGAGAATTCTTTTTGAATGAAGCAGAAAAACCAACGATCTGGACTCACTTAAAGCCGGGACGCGGTCAACGAGGAGAGTCACAGAACTAGTTTAGGCGGAAAACATAAAGTAATTCCCCTACCGTAGTACCTTAAAGCTTGAAAGGAACAAGATGGCGGCCTCCTACCCAACCTCTGTTGCGGTCTTTACTACTAAGCAGAACATCATTGACATCATTGATGCCTCTCACCCAAATAGCCTTCAAGAAGAAGTAGTAGCCATTGAGTCTATCCTTGGCGTAAACCCTAATCTTTCAACAGCCCCTTCCGCCTCTGGCACATTTGCTAGCACCGCTACATCCTTTGCTTCCGTCTCAGCTCGATTAGCTAACATTGAGATCGGTGTTGTTTCTGATGCTCACAGTCAATATATTAGAAAAGCTGGAGATTCTGGAAACATTATTGTTGCCGGATCCGCAGCAACAAAGGGTCTTGTTGTCCGTGGCGCAGCAAGCCAAAGCGCTACATTGCAGGAATGGCAGACTTCTGCGGGAACAGCTGTTACTACAGTAAATGCTGATGGAACTATGACTACTGTAGCTCCCGCATCATCTGGTTATGTAAGAACAATTCATGTCTCCACCTCCACTCCTACTGGTGGAAATGATGGGGATGTCTGGTTAAAGTATACGTAAACCATGGCCGAGTACATAAAGGTTGGTGGGACTTGGCGCACTGTATCGGCAGATCAAGCTGCTGAGTGCGGTAATGTAAAAGTAAGTAATACCTGGCGTACCGTAACTAACTCTTATGTAAAAGTAGCAGGAACTTGGCGATCAGTTTGTGAACCTGCACCAACTCCAACACCTGTAGCACCAACCCCAGTCGCACCAACACCAGTTGCTCCAACTCCAGTAGCACCGACCCCTGTAGCTCCTACACCAGTTGCCCCTACTCCTGTCGCACCTACTCCTGTAGCTCCTACACCAGTTGCACCAACGCCTGTAGCTCCTACACCAGTGGCACCTACTCCAGTAGCGCCTACTCCAGTAGCACTAACTACTTATTACTGGTGTTGCAGTGGCCCAGATTGCGATGTAAAAGTTGGAAGTTTCCCAAGTCAAGCTGCTGCAAATGCTTTTGCGGTAGATGTTTGCTCCCCATACTCAGTAAGTTCTGGACCAACTACAAGCGTGATCAATACATGCTGCGCTCCAACACCAGTAGCTCCAACGCCAGTAGCCCCTACTCCAGTAGCCCCTACACCAGTCGCTGGCTCATGGTTCTGTACTACAAGCTCTCAATGCGCCGGTGCAGGAAACTGTTCTTACTCACAAGAGATAACTAATATTTCTCAAACAGGTACTGGTTACAACATCACATGTTCACAGTCCTCATATCCAAACTGTCAGTCAACTACTTGCGGACCTACACCTGTTGCTCCGACCCCAGTAGCGCCAACTCCTGTTGCCCCAACTCCAGTCGCTCCAACACCTGTAGCGCCTACTCCAGTAGCTCCAACACCAGTGGCACCTACTCCAGTAGCGCCTACTCCAGTGGCACCAACACCTGTAGCGCCTACACCTACTGCAAGTTGTCAGGGTCAGTCTTGCGAAGTTTATGCTTCCTGTAATCTCTGTGGTTGCTGCCCTGATCCATGTATTAGAATTGGAACCTACAACGCATCATGTCAGTGTACTAACCTAGGAGGCTACCTATGCTAAAGCATTTTGCCTTTATATCTGACGGTGATGTCTTTTATGTCACCCGCTTTGATGACTCAGTTTCATCTTTGGAAAAATGGATAGCTGTTTTCAGTTCCGATCCTACAATTGTAAATGTTAATAGCTATCCAGATGTAAACAAAACCTACTTTTATAAAGAAGGTAACTTTTACGCACCAGAAGATGTTGATATGGAAAACCCATTATCTACTGGAGAGAGTGTACCTGAGGGGGTTGCTAGATATGCCGTTGTTGCAGATAACGATGTGGTTGGTATCCTCACCTATGTAAAAGAGGATATGGATCCAGAGGAATTTGATCGATCAGTGGCAGGTCTTGACTCAAACCCAAAAATTGTCCCAACTGACGGCAATATTACAGTTGGCTACACATGGGATGGGGTATTTTTTAATTCTCCTGTAGGATAGCCTCATGAGTGAAAATGAATTAACCCCCTGGCAGAGGTATAAAAAGAACTTAGGCGAAACTCGTCCTTGGGACATGTTGGATCGTAATGCCTATACAACAGAGGAAAAAGCCACTGAACGGTATGAGATGTGCTTAGCTTGCCCAGAACTCATTAAAGTAACTAAGCAGTGCAAAAAGTGCGGGTGCTTTATGGTTGCAAAGACCAAACTTGAGCATGCAACCTGTCCTCTAGGAAAGTGGTAATTATGTCAACAGAGTACCCCGTAATTATAAAAGAGCCGTTTATAGTAAATAACCTGCTTCCACCAGAAGAACTTAAAAACCTTCAAAGACACGCTATGGATCTTTGGGCTAATAGACCGGCGTACGAACCTGGTTTTGGCAGACATCAATGGCATGGTGAGCCTGAACTCTCTAGAATTCATGAGTTACTAACTGAGATAGCGCGAGAGTACTTTGGTAGTCCTACTTTAAAACCATCTTGGTGTTTAATGAGCACTTACGAAGGAGAAGCAGCGCGTCTTTGGAAACATAAAGATGATAACGCATGCACATATCACATTGACCTTTGCGTTTTTCAAAAAGAACCTTGGGATATTTGGGCAGAGGGTAAGCCCTATACCTTGTTAGAAAACGACGCTTTATTTATGTATGGTAATGATCAAGAACATTGGAGAGAGGCGTTTCCTAACCCAGAAACAAATTTGGTGTGCAATGCCTTTTTCTTCTTTTGCGAGCCAGATCATTGGTACTTTACAGAAGGACCTAACTACTTGTTTACGCATATTAGAGCTAACAAAGAAAAAGAACCTCAACAGATGATGTAAGGAGCACCATGAGTAAGACGGCTTTAGTTTTTGGTGCTGGCGGTTTTATTGGCAATCACCTTGTTACCTCGTTAAAAGAAGAAGGGTATTGGGTTGTTGGGTCGGATATAAAACATCCAGAATTTGGTAAATCACAAGCTGATGTGTTTGTAGTTGCTGATTTACGAGATAGATACACAGTAAATAGGGTCATGTCTCAAAAATACGATGAGGTATACCAATTAGCGGCTGACATGGGCGGTATTGGGTACATAAGTTCTAGCCATGATGCTTCTATATTAACTAATTCGGCGTTAATAAACTTAAATATAGTTAGACGAGCAGAAGAAGTAGGCATTCACGGAGTTTTTTTCTCTTCTTCGGCTTGCGTATACCCAGAACATAATCAAATAAATCCTAATAACTTTACATGTGAGGAAAGTACCGCTTATCCAGCGCATCCAGATACCGAATATGGATGGGAAAAACTTTTTAGCGAGCGCATTTATTTAGCATACAACCGAGACTACGGTATGAAAAATAAAATTGGAAGATACCACAATGTTTTTGGTCCTCAAGGTACCTGGAAAGGTGGGAAAGAAAAAGCCCCTGCTGCTATTTGTCGAAAAGTAGCTCAAGCAACTGACAATATAGAAATTTGGGGAGATGGGTCGCAGCTTAGATCTTTTTTGTATGTTGACGAGTGCGTAGAGTTTACTAAAGCTTTTTATAGAGAAAGAACTTTTTTTGATCCTATTAATATTGGTTCTACAGCCACGGTGTCTATAAATCAATTAGTTGATATGGTCTGTGCTATTGCAAACAAAGATCTTAAAAAGATACATATTGAAGGCCCAACTGGGGTAAAGGCAAGAACATCTGATAATAATTTAATACACAAGGTTCTAGGCAGGTCTCCAAAAGAAAACTTAGAAGAAGGGTTAAAACATACCTACGACTGGATCGTAAAACAGATTGAAAATGAAAAATAATTTAATATTTTTTCAACTTTACAACCCTTGTGGATTATTTAATCAGACTATAAGTATGGAGTTAGCCGTAGGTCTTTCTTATGTATATAAGAGAGATTTAGTAGTGCACAACCTAAGGGATCGTCCTAATTCGGTTTATGACAACAATCGTGTCGGTATATACAGTGCAAACTGGCAATGGAATAAACGAGACAATTTTTTAAGATATGACCAGTACCCAAGAATTGACGACTTGTTAGACTTTGAGCCGTACAACAGTATTATATTAATAGAAGACAAAATACCTTATTTTCCTCAAGAAGACATCCTTATAGAGGACATGATGGACTATTACAGTTCTATTAGGGAGACCTCTAAGAGAGAACTTGCTTTTGCCTTTAAACGGAAAAACCTTATTATTCCCCCTAATAAAAATATTCACTTGAAACGTACACTAGGGCAATATTCAACCTTTTTTTATGATCGATCAAAGGAGTTAGATCAAGCCTTGTCTAAGGTTAGATTTAAAGCGGAATACATTCAACTATCTGAGGTTATAGCAAACTCTATTGGCAGGTTCAAGGGAGCCCATTTACGGCTGACTGACAATCAATACGATAAACCTACATTTGAGCAGTTTACTGCTGGCTTAGACGAACTAGTGGGAGATCTTCCCGTGATCCTTTCCACAGACGAACCCACTAACACTATGGTCTTACGCAATAAAGACAAATTTATTCTTTTAGACGAGTACATAATCAATAACTTTGAGAAAGAATTTAAGGAGTTTAAGTTTCAAGATGAGGTGTCCTTTGGGCTACTCTGTAATCTTGTTATGCACTACTCGCAAGACTTTATCGGCAGTTCTGGAAGCACCTTCACTAGTTATATACAAAGAAACATGAATCAGGCTGGAAGGCTTCAAGGATGGAAATACTGGAACAAACCCCCATCGGCAACAACAGGGGACTTTTCTTGGAACGGTCACCCAACGGAAGGGAACAAAGCCTGTTGGTATCGAGACTGGGACGAGTCCCTGCTTAATCTCCGTTAGGTAGCCATGACAAAGCCTAAAAGCTCTTAGACAATAGTAGGGCGCCCCGATCAGGCGCTATACCACTCTAGAGAAAAGGTAATTTAATGGCAACAGATACATCGGGTCAACAAGCAGTTGACTTTGTATGGGGTAACTTCCCTATGCAGCCAAATGATGATCGTACAGATGGCGGTGCTACCGTAGTCGTGGCTGCTGATGCAGCTCAAAACTACGATTGGAGCGGATATTCCGTCTATCCAAGCGCTCGCCTTAACGCCGATCTTGACAACCACGCAAATGCAGAAGCAGGTTGGTCAGGATATCCAGCATTCACCGCTGGGGCTGGCAACTACATCATTACAGCAGTTTCAGGTAACGGAACAACCGTTACATACACCGCACAGAACAAGCTTGCAGCAGGAGATGTCGTAAACATCACCGGCCTTACAGCTAGTGCTTACAACCTATCCTCAGCCACCGTGGCTACAGCAAACGCTCTTTCATTTACTGTAACTAACGCGGCAAACGCCGGATCTATTACAGGTCAGTATGGAAAGGTTCAATCAACAACCGCTCTTACAGCAGCAGATGGCGCTGGAATTGGTTACATCATCGTTCCAGATGTTCGTGGTCTCACCACAGCTTTGGCTCTTGATGCTCTTAAGGACGCTGGTTATGAAGCAGCAAATATCACTACCGCTACTGCGGCAACAAATACACGTACAGATGTAACTCGCTTTAACGCTACAAGCGCTACAGCAGCAGTTATCTACGCTACAAATGCTCACACCAATTACCCAACAGGCACCAAGGTCACACTTGTTGCTGGAACTCCAGCTGGCGAAGCTCCAGTCAATCTTCCAGCATACGCACTTGGTACTTGGACAGTTACAGGTTCTGCTGGTGCAGGTCAGATCACCGTTTCAGGTTCTGGCTTCACAGTTGCAGATACAACTGGTGTCAACGCAACTGGAACACTTGGCGGAGCCAATGGCACCATCAAGACCCAGAGCACTGCAGCAAACGCAGCAAGCGTTGCGACAACTGCAACAATCACAATCACTCCTTGGGCAACAGCTTCTTAATAGCCCTAACAAAAAACCCCCCGCCGTTTGGCAGGGGGTTTTTTGCTATTTACGCCTTAATCGTCGAATAATGAGCCGTCGCTCATCTGTAGTTGTTCCAGCCCAGATCCCAATCTCTCTATTGTCAAGCGCCCACTGAAGGCACTCAGATCTGAACTTGCAAGAATCGCACACAGGCTTGATAGCCCTTTTAAATCTCTCTTCTTCTATGCGATCCACTGGGAAGAATTCTTCCGTGTTCATTCCTTTACATGGCTGGGTGCCATCAAAGGTTGGTGCGGCTATTTTTGCGTACATTATTTTCCTTTTGGAAACTCCTCATAAAAGGAGTCGTATCGTTGTCCGTTACTTGCTTCGGGATTGATTTTCCAAGACGACCAGTCTTTTCCACCAGCGGTCATATGGTAAGCAATCTGCGCGTTTGTTACTGGATCGTAGAGATCCTTATTAGCTTTTAGGTCAAACTTCTCTAGTCGATCTATTCCAAGTTGACCAAGCATGTTGATCTGGAATATCCCGTAAGAGTTGTCCCCCGTACTTAGATCGTCATTATGAGCTAATGGGCGACCGTTTGACTCTTTCATGGCAACTGCCCAGGCAACCCTGAGGGATTTTCCCTCAAAACCGACTGCCTTAAGCAGAGACTTTAGTTCCGCGCCGTCTAGCGACTTAGCGTTCCTAAACTCGTCCAGCGGATCAACTACGACTACCTCAGCTACTTTGGGCTCAGGTATTACATTAGCCGCGAGCGCGTGTGGAAGAGCTCCTAGAACTAATCCATACACCGCTAGCACCGCCATTCCTGCCATATCTTCTTTTCTGATATTAAGCATTTCTGCTCCTCTCAGTGCCGAAAAGCCACCATCACTGGTGGCTTATCAGGTTCAACCTTAGCACAGGCTTTACAAACGGTGTCAAGCGTAAAAAATATATATTTTTTATTATGACACGCGTGTATTCTAATGCTGTAATTTATGCGTAGATCTTATGTGATTTTATTCGGACAACCATTCTGCTAAGGTAAAACTATTGACTTTTTGACAGAATGGGTGTATAGAGTGTCCCCAATAGATTGGCTTGGCTTCGTAGCCACATTAATCAGCGTATTAGGATCAGCGGCTCTTGGAGTCAAATGGCTGGTCAAACATTATCTAGCAGAACTTAAACCGAACGGTGGAAGCTCGATCAAAGATAAAGTTAACGAACTTGACTCAAAAGTTGACAGACTTGAAATTCGAGTTGATGAGATTTACGGATTACTCGTTAAAAAAAGAGGTAGCAAATAATGGCAGATCTAGGAACAGCCGCTCGCCTGATTGAAGAGGCTGAGCAAGAAGTTGGAACCGTTGAAGGTCCAAAAGACAATGAAACAAAGTATGGCGCCTACACAAAAGCTAACTTCCAACCATGGTGCGGAAGCTTTGTTATGTGGTGCGCGAATGAAGCTGGCGTAAAGGTACCTAATACCGTTTACACTCCTTCCGGAGCTGATGCTTTTAAGAAGGCTGGACGCTGGCACGAAGATGACCCACAGCCTGGAGATATCGCCTATTTTGATTTCCCAGCAGATGGCGTTGATCGGATCAGCCATGTGGGTATCGTGAAGTCCGTAAAGAAAGATGGCACCTGTCTAGTAATTGAGGGCAATACCAGCCCAGACAAGAAGGGTGACCAGCGCAATGGCGGAGAAGTCTGCCTTAAGCTTCGCGCTTGGAAAAAGAACCCAAAGAATGTTATGGTATCTATCGTGGGCTTTGGCCGTCCAAAGTTCAAAGAAGCAGCAGAGGCTGCTGCCCCCGCAGAAGCACCACAAGTGTGCCCAACCTGCGGTCAAGTAAAGAAGTAGGAGCTATATGAATAAAGCAGCAATTGAATCGTATGCCCGTAACTTGCTCGGTCAGATTATCGGCGCGATCGTAATTGTTACTCAAACCAGCGGAATCGCATCACCACTAGAGTTTGGTTCAGGTGAATGGACACTGGTTGCAAACGCCCTTTGGGCATCCGTGATCCCAGTTGCACTACGTTGGGCAAATAAGAAGGATCCGGCGTTTGGTCGTGTGGCCGCATCGCTTGCAGGTGAAGTAACCAAGAAGCTTGATGCAGAAGCCAAGAAGGCTAAAAAGAAGTAAGCATTAAATCAGTAGGGCGGGCTCAATGCCCGCCTTATTGCTTTTTTAAGATAGAATTATGGGAAGAAAAGGAGAACCAATGAAGTGCGATAACTGCTCTAACGATGCGGCTTACACAGTAGCTGATCCTGGCGTTAACCCAGTTAACTACTGCGCGACCTGCTTGCCTACATGGTTACAAGATCGCGCCTTGGCTGGACATTTTCCTGTAGAAAAGGCTGCCCCAGCTAAGAAGAAAGCAGAAGCTAAAGAGGCTCCTGCTGATGCGGATAACTAAAAAACAGGCTGTACAAGTCCACCCAGTTCCCGATCGAATGATGGATCCGGTTGGACCGTTTCCACCTGACTTGTTTAGGGAACCAGACATTGTTGTGGATAGACCCAATCAAGATGAAGATGGTAGTGATTATCCTCTAGGCGCTACGGCGCAAAATGATTACAGACCACCAAAGTATGTCCGCTGTGCTTATTGTTTAACAAGAGTTCTAGACTCTGAAAAAGAAGATCATAGGTGTGAGGACTAATGCCAAAGTACAAAGGCAGAGCTTTAAAGTATGGCCCAACCGATGACTCAGCAAATAAAAAGCTTAACTTAATCCTTCGAGCCCAAGAAAAACTTGGGTATGAGGATCGGTTTGCGGCTAAATGGAAAGACACTGAAGTTGTTATTCCAAATGATGTGAGCAAAGCCCCAGAGCCTCAGGTAAACCGCGGTGAAATGCGTTCTGCTCCAACAATAAACCCAGGCAGACCACGAGCTCTTGTGGTCGCGTATGCCCCTGAAGTTAACAAACTAATTGTGGTATTTAGAGATGGCACATGGTGGGAGTACAATAATGTTCCTACTAATATGTGGCTAGGGCTAAAGAACAGCCCGTCTACAGGGAGATACTTGAGATCTTCTGGGTTAGATGGTTGGTCAGATATGGGACCGGCAAGTGTTGCAGACATGCCGGAGTCGCTAAAGGAGCAGATTAGTTATACTGCCCAGATAGCAAGTAGCATACAGAACAGCCCCGCTTATACGAGAACTACTGAGGAATCAAATGAGAACACTGGGACCGATATATCTAGGGAAACTTAATTATTACCACCGCAAAGCCCTTCCTATTGTAGAACTTGGTCGCACCCAAGAAACAGACTTTCCCTATCGATCTGGTCGTTGTTTAGTATTTAGATTCCCCTTTACAAAGCCGGGGTTTTATCTAGGTCTTTTATTTAAGACCGTAAAAGATCCACACCTTTTAACCGACGAAGATATTGATCTGTTAGTCGGTAACGCCCTTCGGGCAAGAAAAGTTTGGTCTCCAGAGGACGGGGCATACCATGAAGCTTTTTAAGGATAAAGACTGGGATAAACCTTTCTCTGAAAAAATAGCAAAACGGGTCTCTAGGATCCCAACAGCTGAGCTGGAAATGTGGATTGATCAGGCGATCTATGAAGTTGGAAAGTGCCTGTCCAGTTATCAAAAAAGCCGAGAAAAAGTCTATTTAGATGAAGCCAGAAATGGAGCAGAAGCTTTACATGCTGTCGTCGAAGAGCTTTATAAACGAAGCACTAAATAGTAGCTTTGTCTACATTATGCTAAGATTTGCCTTGCCTCTCTCTTCTCTCCCCGTATGGCGGCAGCAAAGAGCCCTTGGGTTTACATACCCAAGGCTTTTTGTTTTTCCATAAACTAGGAAAATATGATTAATGATTCCGCGTACGAAGACGAAGAAGAGTTCTTTCCTGATGAGGATCTTGAACAACCTTTAGAAGAGGATGTTGAAGAAGAGTTAGACGAACTCTCTAGAGAGTTTGTAAAAAAACTCATTGATCGTTGTATTGAATTTATGACTGCCCTTGTAGGGCACGAACTTCACCCATATCAACTACCTCTTGCCAGACGCGTAATTGAGTCTGTAATCATTAATGATGGTGAAGAAGTAACTGCACTTGCTGCTCGCCAGTCAGGTAAGTCTGAAACTATTGCGAATACAGTAGCAACACTTATGGTTTTACTTCCTCGTTTAGCTAAGATGTATCCAGAACTTCTTGGTCGTTTCAAAGATGGAATCTGGATTGGAATGTTTGCTCCTGTTGAAGGTCAGGTTGAAACTCTTTTTGGTCGTACAGTAAACAGGCTTACAAGTGAGCGAGCGCTTGAGATTCTTGGAGACCCAGAGATTGATGACTCACTAGGTAAAGTGCCTGGCGTTACACGGCAGATTAAATTAAAAAACTCAGGTAGTAGCCTCATGATGATGACTGCTAACCCTAGAGCTAAAATTGAGTCTAAGTCTTTCCATCTTGTAGTTATTGATGAGTGTCAAGAAGCAGACGACTTTGTTGTATCTAAGTCTATCTCCCCTATGTTGGCGTATTACTCAGGTACGATGGTAAAGACAGGAACTCCTACTACAACTAAAAACAACTTTTATAGATCTATTCAATTAAACAAGCGTAGGCAAACAAGTAAGAGCGCTCGCCAAAATCACTACGAGTGGGACTGGAGAGAGGTCGCAAAAGTAAACCCGAACTATGGAAAGTTTATTAAAAAAGAAATGCTTCGCATTGGCGAGGATTCTGATGAGTTCCAGATGTCATATTCTTGTAAATGGTTGCTTGAGCGAGGTATGTTCGTTTCATCTGCAATCATGGACGAACTTGGAGATACATCACAAGAAACAGTTAAAGCTTGGCATAGAACTCCTGTGGTAGTTGGAATTGATCCGGCTCGTAAACTGGACTCCACAGTAGTTACAGTTGTTTGGGTTGATTGGGATCGCCCTGACGAGTTTGGTTACTTTGACCATAGAGTTTTAAATTGGCTTGAGATTCAAGGAGACGACTGGGAAGATCAATACT